GAACAAAAAGAGAACAAAGAATTAAAAAAATATCGATTTTTTGCATTTTTTTTAATTTTTCCCTTGACTTTCTTGTATTTTTAGTATATATTTATCGTATAAATTGAAAAAAAGGAAACATTATGAAAAAACTATATGAATATACAACAATTATTTGTTCAATATTAGGTACTTTGATGTTTATAGGCGCTGTTGGTGCAATTGACGGTGGTTATAAAGGTATTCCAATGAACGATAATTGGTTTGCTTGTGGAGCATTATCATTATTAGGTATTGCTATGTTTATTTTAGCATTATACTCTCAAGCATTGTACGCTGAAAAAGATTAATAATCTTCTTTCATAAAATAATCATCATTTTCATCATTTAACAACACCGCAACTAGGTGAACTCTTTGCGTTTCACCTCCATTAAAGAAATTGTGATATCTAGTATTGTCAGTTATATAACCATTACCATTTGCTGGCATATGGAACGCTTCATCTTCAATAACCATCTTACAGCCTTTATTTGTAGTAATAGGAATATGTAATCTTTTGTCTGGATCTCTATGCCAACTTAAACAACTTCTAGGTGGTTTCATTAGAAAACGAACACGACCTAGTTTGAATCTTAACTTTAAGTAATCGTAAAGAGTTTGAACATACGTTCCTTTAAACTCTGGACATATTTCGGTGTATTCTTCTTCGTCAACTTTCTCACATCTTTGTTCTTCTTTACCTGAATCATCAGGACGGGTCCAATAGATTCCACGGACATTACCACCAGATATTGATTTTGGATCCCCAGGCTTACGGTTGACACATATAGCATTGAAATCTATATTTGCTGGGTTGTCTGTAGAAAAACCTTTTTTCTCTTTAAACTCTTCATAACACTTTCTTAACTCTTCTAAATTAATATCTAGGTCTTCTATTATTTCATACGTAGTCGTCATACTACTATTTATGAATATAATGACGCTAATCTCCTTGCTCCGTAAGTAATCATATAATCACAACCAGCTCTTTTGAATATATCATAAGTTTCTTCTAAACTGCCTGGAGCACCTATACCTAACCATTCTCCAGATGTTTGATAAGCACCAACAGGTTTACCAGTTGCTTCTTTGATAGGTTTAATTAAATCTAAACTCGTAATACCTGGTTTAACCATTAATTCATCTGCACCATCATTTGAATATTTTACTGACCTTTCAATTGCACCTTCTCTATCATCAACATCTAATTGATATGGTCTGTAAATACCTTTTGCTATCTTCATAGCACTTCTCCAGTTTCTATAAAACGTAGAACGAAACTTTGTACTATAACTCATAACTTCTATATTACCATCTTTTAATGATTTAATATTTTTAACCGTATTATCTTGGCAATCACTTGGCGCTATTGTAGCACCAGACGCTGTGTAAATATCTTTTGCGGATTGTAATAATAACTTATCTGTTTTTTCTTGGTCACCTATAATACAACAATGACCATCTTGCGTGTATGAACATAAACATAAATCTACAATCAATCTATTTTCTGGTTGTATATCTCTTGAAAGACTGGCAGCGGTAACACACACTTGGTCAAACTTATGAGCGTCTATATGTTCGTTGCCTCTATGTGTATCTGCTTTCTCACCTAATTTAAATTCTGGAATATAAAATAAAAGAAATTCTTTTACACCTAAATCAATATCTTTCTTAACACGTTCATTAACTTCTTTCCACGCATTATAGATTTTATTATCTTCTCCTAGTCCAGTTTCTCTTGTAGAATAACTAGCGAATATTGGTTGTATTAATCTCATACTACTGACCTTGCTAATTGATTATGATTTCTTTTATACATTAATGCTGTTCTTTGTTGTTGTTCAGTTGGCGTAACCAATTTAAATTTATTTATACCTATTGCTTCATATTTCTTTAAATCAAAATAAAATTCATCCCATTTTATATCATCATTATAAAAGGATCGTTCTTGACCTAAATGTATTAAACTACAAACAAATTTTCTTTTTAATTCTAAATTAATTTTAGATGTTGTTCCATAACAAGTCTTACTAGGACAATTATAAGAACATTCTATATTCATAAACAATCTTACCAAATCTTTTCTTTTAATACTTTCTATAAATTTCATATCATCATTACAATGAATAGGTAAAACAATTGTATCATATAAACCTAATGCAGCTTTCTTTTCAAACTTTTCATTATCAGTAATATCTTGTATACAACTTGCTTCTATATTATAATTAGAAAAATCATTTTTAATCCATTCTGCTAACTTATCACTATTAACAATAACAGCGTTTCCTTTTCTATTATATTCTTTTAATGCTGATTTACTTTTCTTATATGCTTCTTCTGTTGGTGTTTTATTTTGTAAAGTTAATTTAACACCAATACCATTATCATATAAAAAAGGTAAATCGTGTTTCATTATTTCTGGAAAGTATGCAGGTCTTCCACCATATAATGGAATATATTCTTCTACTTGTCCATAAACACAATCTATATCTTCATATTTAAAATTAAATGGAGCAAATCTTTTTGCTCTTTCTATGTGTAAATTTAAATGTATTTGTATAGGATCGCCTGGATCTTTCGCTCTACTTGAACAACTTATTTTCATTATTAATATTGGTGCCAATCTTCTGGTTTAACTTTTACATCATTACCATATCTATCCGATATAATTGATAAACATAAAGCAACCATAGCAATTGCAATTATAAACCAAAGACCTTTACCTTCTTCCCAGTTTGTTAACAAATACCAAAGCACTTGTAGTCCATTCATTTCGTCATACATCTTTTTAACTCCTCTAATAAATCAAAAAACCATTTAAGTTTTTTTATATCGTTCTTTGGTATCTGTTTCAAAAACTTAGGATAACCATCATTTAGTTTTTCAATTATTATCTGTAACCTTGCCTCTCTTCTCATAATGTAAATTATCTTTTGCTCTTAACTTCAATTTCTTTAAATCTTTTAACTCTTGCCAAGATGAATAAGACCTATCGTTTCTTCTTACCTCTTCTTGTAGATTTACTTTTCGCTTTAACTCTTTGTGTGCTTCTTTTACCATATCTCTCCTTGTCTAGTTTATGTAAACGTGGATAATAATCTTTAGGCCAATTACAATTAATTGTTAATAAAGTATTGTCTTGCGAATAAATTGTAATTTGATGTCCAGTTGGTGTTGATGTTTCCCAAAATCTTTCGTACTTATTTAAAGTAATTACTTTTTCTTTTGGTGCCTTATTTGTGAGTCTAGGCATTTTTTTAATGTAGTGCTTATCATACTTCTTACTACAATATTCTTTAAATTGGTTTTCGTGTGGTGTGTTGTTTGCGATATCATCTAAAAAGTCTTCTTTAGGACTTGATTCAAAATCGTAAGTGGCAGCGTATATGTTTCCGTTAGGATTCGCATTACCACTATCTTCTTGTTGTGCTATCATTTGAGCGAATGCTTCTTTGTCCATAATTTAATCTCCGTTTATTATTATTTATATTACTTCTTCAAAGTATAATCATCTAGTCCTTCATCTAAATCACCTAGTCTTTTAAGAAAAGTTAATCGTAAAGGTTTCTTTGTTAATTCTTTCTTATCAAACTTACTTGGATCGTTAATAATATCTTTTAACATATTAACTCTATAATAAGCATTGTAATTTGGATAATCTACCCAAGCCCAAGCTTTATAACCTGCTTTTTCTTCTAAATCTTTTACAGTTAATGGTTCGTCTTTATCTGCCCATATCATATCGCCTTCTGTAATATCTGAATAATTGATTTTAATTCTATGTTTAGTTTTGCTATATAACCAATTACTCATCTTAATAATAATCTCATTACTTTCTCCGTGTCTATAACCATCATACATCCAACCAATCGTTGGTAAAAGTCTAAACCATTGTACACCAACACAGACACCATTTTCATAAGCACCAATCCAACTATTCTTAGCTCTATTGCACCATCTAAAGATTTCACCTTTCATATCTTTAGTTTCGTCATTACCTTTTAATTCGTAATTGCCGTTAATCGTGTGTAAAATGTAAATGTTAAATTTGTTGGAAGCTTTGTTAAGTACATTATCAAAGTATCTAGCAGCCATATATTTCAATGCCTCTAATTGTGTTATTTCTTTCACTTCAATCATACTACTATTTATACGGCGTAAGTTAAACTCAAAATATCTCATAGACCCTTAAAGATTCTCCGAGATTCGCAAGATTCGGCCGTTTTATTTTTTATTCAGTTTTTTGATTTTTTTTGCGGATTCGCTGTGATATGTCTTTAGAGAGTCTTAGCAGCATTCTCTGGAGTGTCTACACACATATATATAAAAGTTTGATTTTTCAGAATAAGCGACCAAGCCATTTTAAACCAAACATAATAGGTATAACCATAAACGCTTTAACTATACCAGCGTCTAATAACACTAACGTAAATACAATACCAAGAAAGATATAGAACGCCCACGTCTTCCAGTTGAGTAAAAATGCTAGTATACCTAATAGTATAAGTTGTATATTAAGTGGTATCTTTTTTAATAATTTCTTCATATTACATAAACCATAAGTTTCCGTGATAATAACCTAACGCTGTTGATATAAGAAACAATATAACAAACATTAATATTAACTCTTTAAATGTCATCTATATTATCGTCTAATTTCTCCTTTGCACGTAAGACTACTTTACGACCAGACTTACCACTATAAGGATTCTTATATTCTATACGAGCAGGACCAGGTTCAGGTTCCCATTCAAATCTGTAAGATTCGTTTTGTGGAATCCAATCTGTAGTAGGTTGTTCATATGCGTCTTGTGGAAGTTTAGACCATATACCATTAAATAACTCATCTTCCGACATCATACCAAATTCATTGTAAACACGACCTACTGTTCTCTTAACCATAAGTTGTACTTTCTCTTTGTTATATTCTATAAGACGCTGAAAGTCCCAATACTCTTTTAAGTCTTCGTAATCTTTTCTTGAAATAGCCATTATAATACTATTTATTGAAAACAACTTTGGAGAGGCTTTTTATAGTCGGCGGATTTCCTAGGAAAAAATTAAATAATGATTTAAGGATATATCTAATGATTGTTATTGCATTTATAGATTAAATTTTTTTATGAGTTAAACAATAGCCCTTTTTCACCAGGCAGCTCTAAGCACCTGGATCCCAATCTGGGTTAAGGTCAATTGTAGAACCTCTATGAATTACCGATGAAGTAGTATTACTTGTTTTCGTACCTTCAACTGTTTCTGATTTATTACCAAGTATTTTACTTGTATAATTACCAGCCACTTTTAAATTATAATCGCCACCGCTGTTTATATTGATATTGCCTTCTACGGTGACCAGATTAATATTACCTTTATCTACTTGTATATTAATATTTGAATTCGGACCTATTTGTATATCGTAATGGTTATTGGCCGATCCGCTTTTATTGATATAGACTTTATGGCGGCCGTCTATTGATATATCTGACTGGCCTTCTATGGCGGCTTGACTCTTACCTAATGTTATGTTATAATGGTCGCCTTTGATTATTTCAGTTTTTGTACCATCAGGAGATATTTCATAAGACGTTCCAGTTTTATGCGCCTGATATATTCTCTCATTGTCTAGTGTATCATCATACTCCATAAGGTGGCCGCTTTCACTTTCGTATACGTGATTATATGGATAGATTGTGCCATATGGAATTATTGGCTGGGACCATTGGTCGCCATCGGAGGCAAATATATCAGAATCATCAGCGGCCTTTAATGCGTTAAAGTCTGCTGTCGGTATATTTGTTTTACGTACTGCTTTACGCAAAGTTAATGAACCGTGAGGCAAGTCAGGATTATTAACGGCCAGTCTATTGACATCTGGCTCATTTTTGTATTTAGGATAGATACCATTTGGATCATTGAAACCTAAAATCTTTACAGCATAATCCATTGGATGGCCAGGCATACTTCCAATTACAACTGGCTCTTGGCAACTATCACCATCTCTAAAATATCCAAAGACCCAGGCCCCTTCAACCAAAAAGCTTGGCGACTGGCCTAGTCCGCTTACGCCTGGCGATGTAGATGGCATAATAACTTGCGCCCAAGGTAAATCTTCCGTTGGCAACTCACTAGTACCTTGCGTATGATGGCCAAGACAACGTACTCGCACACGGCCAGTTTTCTGTGGATCTTTTCTATCTTCTACTACGCCAGAGAACCAGATAAAATCATTCCGTCCTAAAAAGTTATTGTCTTTCATAAAAAATTCCTATATTTGTTTTCTTTTAAAAAGCCGCATATACGCATTATGAAACTATTTAGAATACCTTTACGCACCTCGTCTAAAATAGATTGCGTGTAATGGCGACTACGCAGGCCCCCATTGCGTACCTTTGCGCTGACTTTGCGTAAGTCTGTTAAATCTCGGAGACTACATTGGACACCATAGATATGCTGGCGTATACCATAGATTGTTTCTGATAATGCTCTGATATAGTCTATTTCTCTTACAAAGTCAAGCGAATACCGTAGTTTGTTCTCTAAATGTTCTCTCTTATTCATTGATTGACCTGTCGTATCTCTACTATGGCCAGCTGTATATAGTCTTACACGCCTAGCCTCTGGAAACGGCGAATCTCTAAAAATTTTCGAGTCTCTCGGAAAGTCTGCAAGTTTAGTCATATTAGATATACTCCAATAATCCACCTGTAGATAATATAGTCTTATCTTCTTCGTATATATTGGCGTTCTTACTTACCTTATCTTGCGTGGATTTATAGTCTATTTCCTTCGGATAAGGGGTCTGGACGCTGTCCTTGAAGCAATTAAGTACTTGCTCATACCTTCCAGAAGAAGTTGATATTATGTGTTTTACTCTAGTTATTAGATATCTTCCACTATCGTATGGATTCATTTCTTGTTTCTTATCGTGACCTAAAGGTGTCATCATAGGTACATCAAATCTAATAATATCTCCTGGTATTAATAAACTATTACCATATACTAATAGGTCTAAATTTCTATTCTTGATTGTCGCTATTTGTGATATCTTATGCTGTAAATTAAAATTACTTGCTGGATCTGCTGATTCAAACTGATTGTGTTTTTTACTTGTTTCTGATTTCAGCATATGTTTAGAACCAGGAGTTTCGTATAATGCTCTTAATCCATCTATTTTATATTCAGGTATCACCATTTTATCTTTTGGTTTTTTTCCATTATCGTGTTCAGTATGAAAATGCTTACCAAATTGTTCTTTGTAATTGTAATTATGATATTTGTATTTCTTATAAAAAGCATCGTGGGTTATTAATAAACTTGCAAATTGACCAGCATTAATACCTTCCAATACACTAACAGGATTTGTAAAATCATATTTAATAACACTTCTCATATCAAATCTAACTGGTCTTACATCTACAGTATGGTGTCTAACATTCATCACTTGATATTTGTAATGCCATTTCTCTGGTCTGGCAATTGCACCACCCATTGCCATCATTGATTCAAAACTTCTTAAAAAATATCCTTGGTGTGTTTCATAGAATAAGTATCCTGCGTTGTCATATAACGCTGATTGTGTATACTTTGCCATTTGGCGTATTGCTGAAAATGGTTTTAATGATGGACAAACATATTTTGTATTAGTTCTACTTGGTTCATAGTATAATGGTTTTTTAGTATCCAATCCTTGGTACTTTTGTCTTAATATTGTATTAACATTGGTCTCTAATGGTTTATCAAAAGCGCTGAATACTCTAGTTATTCCATTTGTATATGATTCAGTAGAGCAAAAATGTATTGTGTATGCTTGACCTTTTGGATTCTTTTCATCTACTCTAACCTCTTCTATTTTATGTATTTGAAATGGATAACCATCACCTTCTACTGCATTTATACCAGGAGTTCCTGGTGTGCTAAATTTTAAATTCAATTTCTCCATTCCTGTAATAGGTAATATCGTTCTAACATCTTGGGTATCGTATACAGTTATAGTACCCATAATAGTAGGAGAAAATATATCTTCTATAACTTCTATTGTTAATATGATACCTTTAATATCCATTCTATACGGTTCATTTTCTTCTCCGTGTATTCTGTAGGATATTATTTCTGCTGTGTCTAACTGGTATGCTCCAGCTTGTGTTATTTGGTGTGGATTTGACATATCATTATTTTCTAATCAACTTTCTAAATTCTGAAACGAATGCTGATAGATATTGAGGTTGTAATATTTGTATTTGTCTTTTCTCATCTTGGATTCTTCTCTCATATTCAGCATTTGAAACTGCTTGTGCTCCAATAGTAGTACTATTAACCTCAATCATATGAGAATAGTCTCCAGGACCTTGACTTTCTGTTTCACCACTAGATTGTGGTTTCTCATAATGATGTATTGCTTCAGGATTTGTATATTTTTCACTAACGTATTTTTGGAATGAATACTCATCTAAAGGCCAATCATAAAATCTGTTTACAATATTATTCAATAAACAAATTACCCAAAAATAATCTGTATTACCATATACTTTATATGCAACTGATTCAGGACTATCTCCGCTATCTACATCAAATTTATCTAACATAGATAAATTATCTTTCATTTTAGACCTTACTTTTATTCTACGAAATATATCTGGAACTAATTTAAAATTGTCATCACCTTTAAGGTCGTATAATATTTTAGGAAATTGTTGAAAATAAGCAGCCATTTAAAATCCTTGATAAATTTTATCTTTAGTCATTATTTCTAGTTCAGTAAATTTTAATGATAATGAATAGGTTACTGGAGCTGCACCTTTTGAATCAGGTTTAAATGTACTATATTGATTTTCTGGTCCATATCCTACATCAACACCTGTACATACACATCTTGATATTTTATTTAAGTGTTGGTTAGCTTTATCTAAATGAGCATATTGGATTTCAAATTCACTAGGAGTTGTAAATAAACGACCACCTGCTGTATTGAAATCTAAATCTGGATGTGAGTGATATTTAAATAAAAATATAATATCCTCTACTGCTTTTAATTCTTCTTTATTTCTAGGCCAAAAGTCAAATGAATAGCTAAAACTTCTAAAATTTGGTCCTACATAAAATTGTTCTTGGTTAGGATTAACTGCCATACCAAATGCTTTTGTAGCAACTTTAGCTGGATCACCAGCACCTATCATAGATACTGCCTCTCCTAAAATGTTCTTACCCCATTGTCCTAAACCAGCGGTAACACCAGCAATAACTGCTTTAACTTTTCCTTCTGTTTCAGTTGAAGTTTTCACTTTTCCTATTGTTTTGGTAACATCACCAGATAATTCTGCTGGTTCATTTTCATATGCATTGGTATAAGATACACTAGTTCCTGGTGGCATATATAATGCAATGGCACTTGTCATAGTAGAGTGTGTAGGTAATGTTGCATAAATGGAATTATCCATTTTAATACCTCTTTGACTATTACCACCTCTTAAACTTTTAATACTATCCAAAGTTCCATAATCTGGATCCTCACCATCTCCTTGGTCACTAGTAAATCCTAATTTTTGTGATACTTGCATATCCTTATTACCTGCTCTTGAAAAATTATTGGCAAATGTATAGAACAGTATATAATGTCCGTATTCTGCTGAACCTAAATCTAATGGATATTGTACGTGTGAAAATGCTAATGGATCTCTTTTCAATCCTTCTTGTTCGCTATCTGCAACCTCAAATGGCGACTTCTTTAATAATTGAGCTGCCACTTTTGCTTGCGAACCACTTACACCACTAGTAAAACTTGAAACAGCGTTGTTTATTGCGTTATTCAAGAACGGCGTAGCTAAGTTCTTTACTAAATTTTTAAAAGGTTTCATTCCCATTGACTAAATATTCCTATATGTTATTACTATTTATATGGTTTAGGAGCAAATTATGAAGAAGAGTTATAAAGGAATATACAAACCAGAACACCCAAAAAAGTATGTTGGTGATCCTAATATGATTGTATACAGGTCATTATTAGAGCGTAGGTTTATGCGTTATTGCGACCTAAATCCTGATATATTACATTGGGCAAGTGAAGAATTGCCTATCAGATATTATAATCCTATTGACAAAAAATTTCATAGATACTTTCCAGATTTTGTTATCAAGACAATTAATAATTCAAAGTATATGATAGAAATTAAACCATCAAGACAAATAGTTAGACCTAAAACACCTAAACGCAAAACTAAATCTTTTATGCGTGAATCATTTAACTATATCAAAAACAAAGCCAAATGGTCAGCTGCAAAAGCATATTGTAATAAAAATAATATGCAATTTAAATTAATTACTGAAAAACAATTAGGCTTTAAATAATTACCAATTATTAGTGGACTTGGTTGAGTTATGACCGAGTATTTTGCCTTTATTCGTGCCTTCTTTTACGGTATAACCAGACGTACCATTTCCATTTATATTGACTTCTTTTCTATTAGACCAAATTGATTTTACTCTATCAAGTATGCTCTTCTCTTTATTTCTAGTCTTAAATAAATGGGTGAATCTGTTTGTCATACACCCTCCTTTTTATTTTAAAGTTAGGTGCGTTCCTTCAGGCGAGTGCCTTACTTCCGACCATTGTGGTTGAACGTATTGATTATTTATATAGAAAAGGATGTGCCACAACCACAAGAAGAGGTTGCTTTAGGATTATTAAATACAAAGGCAGATTCAAAGTCATCATAAGAATAATCTAATTCCATACCCATAAGATATAATTCATAACTTCTATCAATTAATAACATATCATCAACTACAACATCCTCTATTGTATCTTCGTCTGCAAATGACCACTCATAATTAAAACCAGCACAACCACCACCTTTAACATCAAGTCTAACAAATTTCTTATTATGCTTTTGTCTTAACTCGTTTAATCTTTTATATGCGCCATCTTGTATCGTTATCACGCTACTAAATCTCCCCAAGGATCAACGTGGAATTTTTCTTTCTTCAAATTAACTGCCAGTATAGTATCAGTTGTGCTTCTATTATTAGTCTGTGAATTGCCTGAATTGCTGTTTAACAAATTAACACTATTGTTTTCTGTATCAGCTTTTTCCAATTTACTAACTTTAGATTTATCAACATTATTTGTAACCATTTCATTATTTGATTGTTCTACAATACTATCATATGATTTTGCTACGTTAGTTGATGATACAGCATCCGCAGCCGCTGTTTTTAAACCAGGGAAAAACTTATAGAACCAACTTCCAAACCAACCATCTGGTTCTGGTAATACAGCTGCCACCATTTTGTCCCATACTTCTGCAAAACTAGGTAATCTAAATTTAGGCATTTCTGGTAAATCAAAAGAGAAGAAACTTTTTATTCCTTCCCATATTTCTTTTACTTTACTAGAAATCCAAGATTGTATACTAAAAGGTTCGCCGTCATATGTTCCATCCCAACCAAACATTTTACCAATCAAAATAATTGCTTGATTAATTGGCCACAAGACAACATCACGTAAATTAAATGCTAAACCTTTAATATTTTCTAACAATTCTTCACCATTAAATATGTTTCTTATATTTTCTACAATAGCTTGAAGTGAAGCCCATACTGGACCAAAAACATCACCAACTATTTCCATTACTTTTTCATTAAAGTCTTCTATACCAAATATCTCTCCTATTTTTTCACCTAACTTGGTAAATGTTTCTACTATAATTGTTTTAACGTTAGTCCACCATTCTCTAAATGCACCTACTATCTGCTCAAAACCTTCTTTAATTAAATCAGGATTAAGTGTAAATAAACCTTCTGCTATCTTAGCAAGACCTACTATTACATCTTTAAATGCTGCTAAACTTTCTGCCAATACTCCAAATGCAATTTCTAAAGCTGCACCTATAACAGCAATACCTGATTTTATCATAAGGTCTCCTATAACCAATAAAGCTTCTAATATAGGTTTTAATTCTACTATTACTTTTTTAATTGCGTCTATTACAGGAGCCAATGCTTCTTTTAATTCGTCTGCATAATGGACAATAAGCGTAATGGCTGTTATTAATAAACCTAATGGACCAAATCTTCCTAATAATGCACCTAAAAATCCTAATCTTGCTAATATCTTACCGAAAGGTCCTGTTTTACCAAAAAATCTAATTATTGGTGCCAATCTTGCCAACATCGCTGCTCTTAATGCTACTACACCTGCAAGTAAACCTTTCCAAAAACCGTCTGCCGCTGCTTCCATTTTTGGTCCTTTCATCATATCCTCTGTACCAGAACCAGAACCAGGACCTTCTTTAAATAATTCTGTGCTTTGGTCTTTTGCCATTCTATCTTTATCTTTCTCATAATCTAACAACTGGCTAAAGACACTTGATACACCATCAACAATTTGTGTAGCTGCGTCTTGTATAGATTGACCTAAAAACATACCCATATCATAAAGTTCATCTACTATTCTATCACCGAGTTCTACTAAATGGTCTCCCATTGACATAGCCATAACACCTTGAGGATCAGTTCTTTCGTTAGCAAATGCTTCAGTTGTACCTGAAGCAAATGGTACTATAGCCCCGCCTACTTTTTGTTGAAGTGTTTGAACAACACCTTTTATGGAATCAGTTGCAGCCTTTTGACCGTCTACGACCTTATCTGCAAATTCTTTTATTGAGTTAGAAACGAACCTACCTGTTTCGGTATCTCTAGTCCGCTCACCTCTAGGTGTTTGTACTCTCTCTATTGCCATTTACTACTCGTCTTTTTTGTGTTTGCCTAGTATCTTAACTATTTCCCAAGTACCATCTTCATAATGATGTACTTCTGCGTCAACTAAATCACACATAAAATTTAATGAGTCACCGTGTATTTGGTAAGTGATACCATTAATCTCAACGCTGTCTGTACCTTCTGCTCTATTTCTCCAAAGTTTTTCAACTTCTCTTTTAGTCTTCAAGCAATCAGACATATTATCTGCACCTTTATGGTCAATTAAATGTCCATCTGAAAATACACACACAGCAAATACTACTTCTGGATCGTGTTTATGGTCAGCACCTTCAATAGGACATTGTTGGTGTCCATCGTCTCCACAACCTGTGCAATTTGCTTTAGCGTAATTGATACCAACTGCCGTTAAAAATAATAGACAAAATATAAATGCCCATTTTTCCCAAGCGTTATGAAATAATTTCATATTTCTCTCTCCTTATCTAATAGGTGGTACATACATCACACCACCATCTTTCCAAAGTTTGTTTAATCCTCGTTCTAATGCAAGTGGAGTATTAGGTCCTACGTTTCTTTCGTATGACTCACCATAGTTTCCTACTTGTTTAATGATATTATAACCAAACTTCATTCCTAATCCTAACATTGGACCAATATAACCTTCTACGCCCAATATTCTTTTAACTTCTTTTGATTTAGCAGTTAGCATTTCATCAACATTTTTACTAGTGATACCTGCTTCTTCAGCATTTACCATAACAAAATGTGTCCATCTAACTACGTCTTCCCACTCTTGGTCACCTTGTCTTACAAGTGGACCTAATGGTTCTTTTGATATAATTTCTGGTAATACAACCCATTTGCTTGGATCTTCTGCACCAGACCTTGCTGACGCTAAACCAGAGGCGTCTGTTGTGAATACATCACACTCACCACCAAATAATTTTGCTTTTGCCTCTTTATTACCTTCAACATATATTGGTCTATATGCCATATTGTTTTCTGCAAAATAGTCATTTAAGTTT